ACTTGGCATGGTTCTGACCGACCCGTTCCTGCCTTATCAGGCGGTGTTAACTTTCGGGCAGCATCGAACGTGGAGGTACATGTTGCTGGTGGATGATCTACGCGCCCGTTGGCACTGTTTGGGGGAGGCTTTATCTGTAGGGACAGATGGCTTCTCCAGGTTCCAAGAATCCGGCTACCAGTCCCAGACTATTCTTCTGGTTCTTGACCAGGTCGAGAAGCTGTTGGCTTCTCATCCAGCTGCCGTGATTTCGGTGACGGGTGCTACTCGTGCCACGTTGGTCAGTCGCATAGCTCCCTATCTGGGGCCGGAGCACCTGCTGTGGGTGTTCTGTCCCAGCAACCAGATACGGAACGCTGTCCTGGGGGATGCCTTCTTCGTCGACAACCTTGCCGTGTGCATGAAGGGCGAGCCGATCCCCGACTCCACCTATGTTGGGGCGACCGACCTCTATATCGTCGGGTCGTCTGGCCCGGACCGCCTGGCCGAGGTTGCCCTTTGGAATGCTCGGGGTCGGGTGGGATCGACCATGATCGTCATGGAGACAGATTCGGTCACCCGGTCATTGCTGTACCAGATGGGTGTAGGCGGGAATGTTCTTCTTTCTCCAGCCAGATCATATGTGGCGGTGAAATATCATGCCGAGGGTCCTTCGCTTGAAGGATTGCTGAAGTCATGGTCGGCCGTTCTTGAACGTACGACGACTAACTGACTACTATCCTTGAACAATGTCAAAGCTACCTCGAATGGGTGAAACCAAGTTCGATATCCTGGCCGCGGTAGTGGACCACCGTCAGGTCAACAACTTTGGCCCCACTGTCGAGGAGTTACGCCAACAGGTGGGGCTGACTCGGCGCTCGTCGGTGCAGTGGCATATCAATCATCTGATGGAAGACGGTCTCATGGAAAATGTTCCCCGTAAACATCGCACCCTCAGACCCACCGATCGAGGGAAGCGACTTGTGGAGGTGTTGAGGGAGGTGGCGCATGGCGATCTTGCAAACAAAGGGGTCTAGTCCCTATGCGGGCTACAACCGCGCACCGGTGGAGATGGCCAACTCGGAATCCCGGGTTGTGTTCGCTGCCTTCCGGGGTGCAGTCGAGGCTGTTCTAGAAAAGGCTTCGGTTCCCAACAAGTCCAAGGAGATGGAGGAAGCCAACATGGCCCAGCTCCTCACCTTGCGTTCCCTGTACGATGAGATGCGAGAAGACCTCGACCAGATCGACCTGATGCTGAGCGTGGCCACCAATCGCACCATGAGCTTGGAGTAGAGATGGCAATGGGACCTGTAACTAGTGGTGATGCCTTTTGGACCCAGACAATATCTGGCGTCAACACACCGACCATTACCCAACCGTGGCCGGATGCACCTTATCTCAACATGGAAGAACTTTTGAGAACTTGTGTGGTGTGTGGAGACTCGGCCGAGCCGTTCGTGTTCTGTTCCTTGTGCCAGTCGGCGGTCAAGGAAGCGCGCCGGGCGTACCTGGCCAGCCTCTATGCGGAGTTCATGGAGTGATTGTGGCCCACGTTCTCGTGGGTCCAGGAGAAATGGCCAACTGCCTGGAACTGGCCTTGGGGCGCGCCAAGGTTTGGGCCGATCAACTGTTCTGCGTGATCGACCCTGACTGTGGGGTGGGCGAACGAACGGCAGTCGACAGTCATTCTGATGCCTATGTTGGGGGACGGTTTCCTCTGGTCGATGACGAGACCCTTTATCGTCGAGAGGCGTGGGCGCACATGAGCGAGGCCCTGGCTCCCGGTTCTGACGATTGGGTGGTCTGTATCGACTCCGACGAGATCGTGCTCGACCCTCGGCTGGTGACCAAGGCAGCGAAGACATTTTCGGACAAGAAGGTGGGGTTCGTCGTCTACAACATATGGTCCCGCGACGAGTATCGGGTGGACGGTCGTTTCGCCCCCAAGGTGGAATGGCTGATGTTCCCCTACCGGAGCGGGGCACACTGGGGGTCTGGGTCTACGGCCCGGACCCCCGACTATGTTTCCAACCTTCTGCCCGTGTCTCGTCCCCTCACCGACATCGTCCATTTTGGTTACAAAAACTCGGTGCTGCGCCACCGCAAGTTGTTGCGTGACGCGGCTCGGGGTCGGATGACCGAACCAGAAATGTTGTCTGCACCCATCCTGGAGCGGTGGAAGAAGGGCGGTCTGCCCCGTGGATGACGAAGAACTGGACAAGTACGAAAATCTTTTGCGGGCAGCAGTCGAGACGGTCCTGGATTTCGAGGGGGCCGAGCCTCGGATTGTTGGAGAGGTGGTCTTGGTCTACACCTATCACGACGGGTCCGACGAACATCGGGCGCTTGACTCGGTCGGGACAGACAATGCGGTGCTTGGCTTGGCAACTTGGGCGCAGGGCTATTTGAAGAGGTTGATGCTGGATGAGTGACAAAGAACTGTCGGACGAAGAACTCCTTGCCCTGATCGGCGAACCGGAGGAAGCGGCTCCCCAGAAGGTCAAGGTCGAGGGTGCGTCGGGAACCGAATTCTCGGTCTACGGCCACGAGGAGAAGCGCTGGTTCGAGACCAACCTGTCGCGGTATCTGGAGGAGTACAAGTTCGAGAACATCGCCGATCTCCAAGACCTGGACAGGCTGTTGGGGATGGAGCTGTTGTCCTATCGCTATGCCTCTTGGCTGATCCAGGGTCACGACTACGACAACCTGGCCTTCGACGAGAAGTTCGTCCGGGACCACAAACAGAAGATGGATCAAGAGATCAGGCTCACCAAGCAGCACATGGGGATGAACCGCAAGGCTCGGGTCGAGTCCGAGCAGCAGTCGGTGGGGGAGTACATCTCCAACCTGTTGCGCCGGGCCGAAGAATTTGGGGTTCATCGGGACCTTCAGGTGAACAAGGCTTTTGATCTTCTCCAGGAAGTGATGAAGCTGGTGGCGCTGCATGACCGTACCGACGAGGAAGAACGTCACCATCTGGGAGTGGACGCCACTCAGATTATTGGCTGGGTCAGGGAGGTTGCCATTCCCGAGTTTCACGCCATAGATGACGCCTTTCGTCAGAATCAGCGCATCTGGATCAAGGATGTGACGTGATCAGGCGTAGGGTCTTGACTGATGGGGCATGGGTCTCCGTCGGGCGGCTGTTCGGTGTGTATCAGTATTTGGGCAAGGCCAGCCTGGGCTACCAGACTGGCCGGTCCTACCCTTTGATCGTTACCCCGCGTGATGGTGGGTTGTTCATCCAGCGTGTCGATGGTTCGGGGCATTGTCCCTATGTTTCAGCGTCGGCGTTCTGGAAGTACTGGAAGCGACTGCGCTTGTAGCTCAATTGGATAGAGCACCTGATTACGGATCAGGAGGTTGGGGGTTCAAGTCCCTCCAGGCGCGCCATATGGGTTTGAGTGAGAGTTTCGGCGGAGGGGTTTAGGGTATTCTTCATCTGAAGCCCCCAAGGAGGGAATTGTGGAGTTCGACCCGACTGATCATTCGGTTGCTGAGGTGAAAGCCCACCTAGAGGCAAACCCCGACGATCTTGACCGTGTTCTGGAATTGGAGAAGGCGGGAAAGAACCGACAGGGAATCGTATCTCTGGGTGGAGACGACGCCGAGGCTGCCACCCCCACCGTGCCCCGTGGTCGGGGTGATGCCCAGTACATCATGGCTGAGGCGGCCAAGCTGCTCAACCAGGGTGAAGGCCAGGAACCCTTCAAGCGTCAAGACGACTGACAAACCACCAGGTAGTCGTTTAGGATGAGGTAGAACCGGCAACAGGGGTTTTCCCCTCCCCTGTTTCGCCTGGATGCTGCCTGGAAACGACAGAGGCCCCCGCAAGGGGGCTTCTGTCGTTCTGAGCAAGCAGTCCTTCAAACCGGCGCTTAGACCAGCATAGCCACCGCCGCCCGGTTCTGGTTAGTCTTGTTCGAGAATGCCTGTCTCACTTGCTGGTCTGACAACTCAAGAGAAGTATTTGGTGGCGCTGATTCAAGATCGGTCGGGTATCGACCTGGCCGAATTCTTGTGGGAAGACCCCATGGCGTCCAACCCCGAGAAGATCTTTCGGTGCTGGGACTTCCAGTACGCTTGGTGGCGTGACTCGTATGCTCAGGGCAATCCAGTACATGATCCCACGCTTGTCATTGACTCATGTGCTCGTGCCGTTGGAAAGACTCAATCCATCATCGTCAGATCGTGGGCGTTCCCCGTTCAGTCCCCTGGGGGGGAAATGGTGGTCACCGCACCGGAACTTGTTCATCTTGACCCGCTCACGTCGCGTATTGAGGATCGGCTCAAGGACACTCGTCTTACCCGCGAAATGCTCCCCCGTCGTGTGGGCATGGGATTCAAGCATCGGCCTTTCCAGGTCAACTTCACCAACGGGGCCAAAATTCTTGGCCGCATACCGCAGAGGGACGGCAAGGGAGTCAAGGGGCTTCACCCGTTGCGTCTCGAAATGGACGAGGCACAGGACTTCCCCCAATCGGGGTGGATCGAGCTAATCGAGACCCTCCGCCACGGCGAAAAAGGGGCGCAGTGGCGAGCGCATGGGGTGTCGAGGGGCGTGCGGGACGAGTTCTACCGCCATTCCCAGCCGGGATCAGGATGGACGGTGCACCGCATTACGGGTATGCACCGTCCAACCTGGTCAGATGCCGAGCGGGAAGACAAGATCGAGGCTTACGGGTCACGGGACTCTGCCGACTACAAGCGCAACATTCTGGGTTTGCACGGTGACGCCACCAACCCCCTGTTCGTGCTTCATCGTCTGATGGCCTGCGTCGATGACGAACAGTCGTCGGACTTCAACCAGGACGTCTACTACTACCGCCGCATCTCTGATGAGATGTTGGCGGGGTCGTCAATGGAGATGATGCTGATCGTTCCCGGCTCCCACAAGAAGTGGAACACCACATGGGCGGGAATGGATGTGGGGATGACCAATGCCCCCTCCGAGGTCTTGATATTTGGCGAGGAGACCCTCAAGACCGGGGGAGCTGCCTTGCGGCTGCTGACCAGACTCCACCTGGAACGAATCCGGTCGGCCGATCAGCGTCGGGCTATCGAGATTCTGTTCGAGGCGTATGACCTCCAGTTGTTCACCATGGACCGAACCGGTTTGGGTCTGCCCATGTATCAGGAGCTGCAGGATGCTGCCCCCACCCTGATGTCTCGTATCCAGGGATACAACGCTGACGAAAAGCTGGTGGTGGGCTGGAAAGAGCACGAGGACTGGGAAGACCCAGAGGAATACGAGATCAAGCGTCAGGCGAAGGACTATGGATACGACACTCTGCGGGAGTATGTCGACCAGAAGCGCCTGATTCTTCCCTGGGACCGGGAGTTGTTGGGTGAATGGCAGGGTCAGACTTGGACCTTGCAGCGAGCGGAGACCGATGCCTACGGCAAGCGGTCGTTCGCCCGAGGGAAATTCCACACCCTGGACGCGGCCGCCATGATGGCGGTTGGTCGTGAGCAGCTCGCCCTGACCGCTTTTACCAAAGTTGCCCAAGAAGATGAGATTGTGCCCTTAGTGTGGGCTTAGCGCCGGTTAGGCTGCTGTTATGCAGCTTCAGGTGAAGGATGCCTATACCGAGCGCCCCGCTCCCGAGCAGGCAATCGCCAATTTGGGCCGAGGAATCAGTCTCGAAGTCGAGCTGGACACCATGTTGTCCACCTTGATCCACATATATGAGGAGTCGCCCGACGTCATCATCAAGACCTGCATGGCCATCATGGGTCGCTGCACAGAGATGCATGTCAGTCTGGTGCGGGTGGAGGGTCAGGACCGCAAGGCCAAGTATTTCCGCACGGCTCAGCTTCAGCGGGTGATGGAGCTGTGCGAATTCCAGTTCAAGGGAGCGTCCCGGCTGGTCGAAATAGCTCGCCAGGAAGTTGAGTTGTCCCGATGAGCGACATCAATGCCCATGAGTCCTACTACGACCCGTCGAATGGTGTGGTGGTGACGAGTGAGGTCTCCCCCGAGGAGGTTGGGCCTTTTCTCCGGGACAAGTCTGACCTTCTTGACCCTCGGGTATATCGGGCGCTGGCCAACTGGGCCGAGGAGTCCGGCCGACCCTCTCGGCGAGATCACAGTATCTTCTCTCGGGATCGATACGTCACTCCTTCCAAGATATTTGAGCAGATGGCTGTGGCCTACGACGCCTTGGATGATGACCTGGTTGGCAACGTGGCCGACACTTCTGAAGCCATCGCTTTCCAGAAGGTTGAGTTCGAGTCGAGCGACGAAGACCAAGAGGACGTCTGGGGTCAGATAGGTCGTGACCTTGACCTGGACGGATGGATGCGCCAAGCCTGGAGAGAGCTTTTCACCGTGTCCCAGTTCTATGGGGTGCGCTATTGGGGGCGCAAGAAATATGACGTGCGGGGGACAAGGGACAAGCGCCAGAAGCGCAAGTCATATGACATTTTCGTCCCGGTGGCGTTGGGGTTCTTGGACCCGACCAGGGTGGTCCCGGTAGGTGTTGACCTATTTGGTAGGGCGCAGCTGGCCTGGATCGGGACCGACAACGATCTATCCCTTTATGGTCAGGTGAAGGAAGGCACCCAAAACGACAGCTTGGTGGCCAACTTGTTTGTTGGTCCTTACACGCCGTCGGAAAAAGAGAAGGGTGATCTGGAGAAGGAGGGAGTGCCGACCGAAAGGCTGATGCTGCTCAACAGCGCCTACGTCTTTCGCCATACCGTCACCCGCTCCCCCTTCGAGCGTTGGGCCAGGCTTCGCATGAAGTCTGTCTTCCCCCTCCTTGACCTGAAGCATCAGCTGCGGGAGATGGACCGGGCATGGCTGCTGGGCGGTATCAACTTCTTGGTGCTGGTGACGAGGGGAACCGACGAGAAGCCGACCACCACTGCCGAGGTGCAGGCGACGGCGACCCAGGTGAGAACCCAGTCTCGTACTCCGATCATCGTTACCGACCACCGGATCAACGTGGAGATCATTAGTCCCCAAATCGAGCACGTTCTCCAGCCCGAGAAGTGGACCGTGCTGGACGAGCGGATCATGATGCGGCTGTGGGGGACTTTCCAGCTCCCGTCGGAGACGTCGACCCGTGAGACTTCTATATCGTTGGGTCGGGTGATCGCGCGGGGACTCGGGTCGCGCCGTCATATGTTGAAGCGCACCTTGGAGCGAGAACTGATTCGGGCGGTAACTGAGAACCCACTCAACATTGAGGCGGGTTTCACCGAGGAGACGTCTTTGGAGTTTGCTCCCCGGCGTATGGAGCTGGAGTTCGATTCCAACATGGTGACGCTTCTCCAGGAGCTGCGTGACCGTGGTGACCTGTCCCGGGAGACCATCTTGAATGAGTTCAACTTCGACCAGGGCCTGGAGGCGCGACGGCGCGAGGTTGAAAAGGAGAAGTACGACAAGATATTCACTCCGGTGAATGTCCCCTTTGACTCGCCAGACAAGACCACGCCTGGTGGTGCAGGTCGGAAAGGCGGCCGCCCGGCCGGTTCTGGCACAGGCGGCGGAAATGGCGGAGAAGGGACACAAGGAGGTAGCTGACCAACATGGACCCCTTCATTGTTCAGGCGAACGACAGGTTTTACGCCACATCTGAGGCTTACATTGTGGAGAATGCCGAGCAGTTGCCTCGCGAACTGGCGTCCGAATACAACCGGGAGGGGATGAATTCATCCTTTGTCTGGATAGCCGGACGGTTTGTCCAGGGGGGCAAGGTCAACCGCAACGGCCAGTTTTGGTCGGTGGACGATATTCGTGCTGGGGAGAAGTCGATTCGTTATACCCCGATGAATGCGCTTCACCATTACAACCGTCCAATCGGAACAATCGTGGAGACCAAGATTGTCCATCGTGAGGAGGCCGAGGAGCTGTTGCCCGAGGTGCAGGCGCTCGGTGTTCTTTGGGCTGCCAACTTTCCCGAGATGGCGGAACTGGCCAGGGATGCCTATGCCAAGAAACAGCTCTGGTGGTCGATGGAATGCGTGGCCGAGTACAAGCAGTGCATGACGTGCGAGCGACAGTTTGCTTGGGCGGCCAAGGCGCACGAAACATGTGAGCACTTGGCGACTTCGGCGGTAGCGCCTCGTCGGTTTATCAATCCCACCTTCTTGGGTGGGGCACTCATCTTTCCTCCCGAGCGTCCCGGTTGGTCCGATGCTGACGTGACCGAGGTGGCCAGGGAACTCACGTTGGAATATGCCAATGAGGCTGCGGGTGAGTTCACCAAAGAGGATTGGGAGAGATTGATGGCGGAGGCGATGGCATGACCGGTAGCGCCGTGGCTGATGCTGCTTGGCGTGAACTGGCACGAAAATTCTCGGCGGCCGAACGCCAGCGCCTGGCCAAATCTGGTCAGGCCATGTCTGACGGATCGTTTCCTATCGTCACAGTTGGCGATTTGAGAAACGCCATTCGGGCGGTTGGTCGGGCTTCTAATTCGTCGGCGGCTCGACGCCATATCTGCAAACGGGCTCGTGCCTTGGGAGCGATGAACATCGTTCCCGAGGGCTGGTGTGGGTGAGTGTCCACGGCGAATGAATCTGTCGTTGTATAGTTCACGTGAAGGATGTGGATATGAACAGCACTCAGCTCATCCATGACTGGCTTTTGGAGCACAAGCCCGAATCCGCCAGTCATGACAAGGCCGACTGTTCGTTCTGCAAAAGAGAAATTGCCTCTGAACAGGAGGAAGGCGTGACGGCGGAGCAGAAGATTTTCACGCAAGAGCAGCACGAGCAGCTCGTTGCGTCTGCCGTGGAGAAGGCCGCGACCGAGGCAGTAGCCACGGCCGATGGCGAGGTTCTTCGCCTGAACGAGCAGCTCGAAGAGGCGCAGAAGGCGCTGACCGAGCGGGAGGAGAAGATCACCGATTTGGAGGCGACCATCTCCGAGCGTGAGGACCAGGACCGCTTGGCGGAACTGGCTACCGAGCGCATCAAGCTCATCGCGGCGGCGGCCACCTTCACCGACGAGCAGATCACAGCCCGCAAGGAGGGCTGGGCCAAGATGTCCGAGGAGGACTTCACCGCTTACCTGGAGGATATCCGGGCAGTGGCGAAGGCTCCAGCGACAGACGACAAGAAAGTGCCGGATACCAAATTTGACGGCACCCGAGAGACGGCAGGCGAGGCCGGGAGCGAGAAGAACCTGATTGAAGAGTTCTTCGGTTCCTCGGCGAGCGCCATTGCCGCACAATCCTGAGAGGAGGTGAGCTAAGACATGGGTTCGAGCACTTCAACCCGTAACTTCGGGATGCGGCGCTTCACGAACACTATCCGTGAGGGTCGATTCCGCGCTCCTGCTGCCAGCGCTCTGCGCTTGGGCACGCTCGTGGAGATCGATCCAGGTGACACGGACCGCGTTCGCCAGGCCACTGCGGTGGCGATTGGTGGGGCGGGCGATGTTCGCCTCGGTTTGTGCGGCATCCTCTGGTACGAACACGACTCCCAGGATTACAACGACCCCCGATTCGGTGGCGCTGCTGGCCTACTTCCCCAGGACCTAGACACAGCTCCGGTGAATCGCATGGTCCAGGTAATCCACGGGTCTGGGACGAAGGTGTGGTTGCGGAATACCGACCTCGACACCACCGAACCAGGTCTCAACTTCCCCGCCGAAAGGGCTGCGGTTGTCATGTATGACGGCACCCCTGCTGTGGACGATCTGTTGGGATGGAACACGACCGGCTTCTATGCCGTCACTGCGCTTCCCGAGGAGGCCGCCTTGCGGGTGACGCACGTATATGCCGGGCAGGATCGTCTCGACGCTGAGCTGTTGGTCTGAGAGGGGGTGAAGAAGATGTCTACATTCAAGAAACTGCTCGACAATTACGGTCGGACTCCTGAGGAGCGAGAAGCTGCCCGGGAACTGATCGAGAAGGTAAACGAGGAAGCTCGGAAGAACTGGCATAGCGCCGATTGGCGCCGGGAGATGGCTCGGGTGCTCACCCAGTCGATCCTGGAAGGGTTCCAGTTCGAGACCTTCTACGACCAGGTGGTCGAGGTCGACCGTGTGGGATTCACCGACCGTGTGATCTTGGAAGAGGAGACTGGCCTGACGGTCTTCTTCATCGCCAAGGGTGGTCACATCGAGGCGAGCGCCATGGTCAGCGAGGCCATGGAGATTCCTCGGGACACTCTCGGGTTCCATGTCTACGAGTTCGAGGACAAGATGGAGGACGGGTTCGCCAAGAGCGCTGCGACGCTCCGCAACCTGGCCGTCCGTCGACTCGACTGGGGCGTGAACAAGCAGATCAAGGCCTTGATCGAGGCCGCGATCCCCAACACCTCCCCGTACTACATCTCGGGCATCGGCGTGTCGGACGTGGCCCTGAACCAAGCGATCCGCGAGGTTCGGGACGAGTCGAACTCGGGCGTGGTCACGATCTACGGTCGGTCCTCGATGGTCGACCAGATCATTGACTTCCCCGGCTTCGCCGACGAGGCCCTGGAAGAGATTCGGCTGCGTGGTCGGCTCGGCACATACCGGGGAGCCAACGTCGTCACGGTTCGCAACTGGAAGGACGAGGACGGCGTGTCCTTCATTCCTGCCAACGAGCTGTACGTCGTGGCCCAGGATGCCGGGTTGTTCGCCATGTACGGTGGCCTGAAGTCCAAGGAGTACACCGAAGACGACAACTGGTACTGGCACTACATCGGTCGTCAGGACTTCGGTGGAGTGGTCCATCGACCGGAGCGTGTCCGGCGCTTCGTCGATACCGCCATCACTCCGTAGTTCCCATCACCGCCTGATGGATAGTGGGACCCCCCGAGAGGGGGGTTTCGCTATACTGTGGTGGCTAGCTGCGACGCCTGGTGGAACATCCACGGAGCCCTCCCCTGGCCGGGGAGGGTTCTGTTATTCTCGAACAATGCACATCTGTGTGCTGGACAAAGAATGCCGGTACAACTGGCGGAATTTTGGGGCACCGCTGCGCATCTATTGGGGCAAGTCCGTTCATTCGGACAAGTTCTGGACCATTCCGTTCTTGGATGGGGGCAGGAGAAGTCAGGAATTTGTCGATAGCTACTACAACGGGTTGCCCCATGTTTACGTCTTGGTGGGTCGTTCCTGGAAGACGGCAGCGCTGAAAGAGGCGATATGGATGGATGGGGTGCTGGTGAACCGGGTGATTCTCCCCAACAATTGAGCGGGGCGACTGAGCCTGAGTCGGATACTCTACGAGAGGGCCAGGATCAGTGGGCGGGCTAGGCCCCTATGTGCTTCGGGTGAACAAGATCACGGTTCGGGATACCAATCCCTGCCGCCACCCTAACTTTGGGGCCGACACCGATCAGTCGAGGTGCGCTCTACAGCTCAG